ATGTTAGAGGATGTGTAGTAATCTTGTGCACAGTCTAACTTCTTGACATAAATACCTCTAACAGAGTGACCTTTATAAAAGTCACCACCACAAGATTCTCTAAAGAATCCTGTGGAAAAGGATTTATGTTCGTTTACACGAAAGAAGAAAGACGTAAGTGCAGAGATTATCTCTGGATAGAGATGTGTAAGTACAATAATATCATCACCGTAAACAGCAAAATTAATGCCGTTACGAGGATGGGTGTTATTGCGTCTATACACGCTACAGACAATACCCGAAAATATGAGTGTCATAAGGGAAAAACAAAAACCATTTCCCATAGTGGCAAACATAGACAAGGGTACATATCCATGACTCTCAACATTTATATACTTAGATCGAATTCGATCTAAAGCATTAAATACAGAAGAGGGAAGGATAGCCTTACAAAGATTAGTACTAATGAAATCGGAAGCATCACTCAAGTCTAGCGTAGCTAGGCGTTGATTTTGCGACCCACTTCTAGCCATATCTCGATTAAGTTCTTGTTGAGAACTTAAGTCAATGTTATACTTAGAAAGAAGAATTTCATCTAAGCATACTTTGGCTCCGAGTTGAGCATACATATTTAGTGTAGGCTCAATAGCAATAGTACGATCCTTTGTAACATCTTTAGGTACAGTTTCAAGTTTAGAGCCCATAACGCATTGAAGAGAGTGGCGCCGAAGACGAGAGTCTTCGGCAATATTCCACCTCTCAGATAATACGTTTCGGTAGTCCCGATATAAACTCCAGGAAGTAGAAGTTAACTCAGAGTCAAACATCTTTCGCAAGAAAGAAGTATCATCTGAGCAACCAATACTAGACCCGGGCCCACACCTCCCCCTATTAAGAAAGGTAGCAACTGAGAAAGACGGAAAATTGATATTATCAAATAACCATTCAAACTCATGCTGCAAATCTTTCAAATAAGGAGAAGAAGAAACATTTACATTTTCGCAAATGTATCTGTTATTGACGAGAAATCGGTCAATAGCCTCTAATTTTAAAACAGAGGCTTCTGTTCGTGTAGGTTTAAGTTTCTTAAACAGGGTAGAACGAAGTATGTTTAACCTATAGACTGATAAATCATCAGCGACAGGTACTTCGTCTAATAACTCTGATATTTCGCGACAGAATTCGACGTCCATGATATTGTCCTTTGCTACAAAATAGCGCTGGTAACAGTATCAACGATTCCTTGTGCATTAGCACTTAGGAAACCACCAATAAAAGAGCATAAGCCCTTGATATTGGCGGAGTCGGCGATTTCTGAGCCTGCTGGGATTTCAAATTCCAGACGAGCAATCGCGATCTGATATGGTTGTCCTGCTAATGGAAGAACGCCTTTACGTACCAAAACACCGTACGTGTTGCGACCGACATTAGCAATAAAACCATTCAGATTAGCCTTCCCGAGCACACGAAGTGATCGCGGACGTGTAACACGTACCGTAAAAGGTTGGCTAACAGAGTGTGTAAGAACACCTGTTTGAGTACCACCTAAAGCAGTAACAGCTGACTGACGAGTATTATCGTCGGCAGATGTATCTGCTGTAAGGGTATAAGTCGGGGCTGTAAAGCCCGTAATTGCGGCACCAGCAACGGCGCCTGTCA